ACACCGATTGCCCCATTGAGAAAATACTCGACTTCCCATCCGGTCTGTGACTCCTCTTTATCTGACGTAGAGCCAATCGTTATTCGTTTCGGTATGCTTATCAGTCCGGTATCAGAGTTCAGCAGGAACCCTCTTGCACTTATCGCCCGTCCAGGCCATGTAATCTGTATCGTTTGGTTCTGAATGGTCCAGCTGTGTCCGCAATACTTGGCTATCTTCTGCAATGCGTTCTTTGCCTTTCCGGTATAGCTGAAGCCGTTTGGCATCTTCTTAAATGACAAATCGCCGGCAAATGTGATGGGAAGCCCCATCTTGCTTGCGATTTTCTTATAGACATCTTTGCAATTTACAGAACCATTTATTGAGATGCTGATTGTGGTATCCCTTAACTCCACTCTGCCATCCATCACCTCAATCTCCGTCATCCGGTCTGCGTTCTCCGGAGTTGTGATTACTGATGTGACATTGCCGACAAGAATGAGGGCGTTGTTGTTTCCGTATCCTGCCTTCAACTCGACTATGCAGTCCTTGCCATCCAGTATCTTCAAATTTTCATCGGACAAATTCCATACCTGGACCTTCGCTGTATTGGGGCTTTCCACATCACACTTCTCAACACTGAACGAAACGTGCAGAGTAGTCTCTGTCGCATTATGGATATTCCCTATCATAAAGCCTTTCGACTTCATCTTTCCGCACTTCATGGTGTACGTTCTCATAAAATTCTCATTCGCCATATCATTCCTCCAATTCTACATTTGGAATGTAGACAAACTCTGCCGTCTGATTGTTGAACGCCTGCCTCCCAACTGTATCAGTATCCGAAAGGCATCCGAAGATGCCTCTTTGACCGATGTACCTGCTCATGGCAGGAAAACGGAGTACTGCGCGAAACCAGAGTCATACGACCGTGACTACGCCTGTTCCCTGGCTGCCATTTTCTCCCGATAGAGCTGTCTGCGGTCCTGTGGTGTCAGTCCCTTTTTCCGGATCCGG